AAGGTGAATTTGAATATACACCTAATGGAGAATATAAATATATTCAACGATTTAAAGATATTAATCATATAGCAATCGTGCCGAATGGACGAGCTGGTGACATATGCAAAATAAATGATGGAGGATTAACAATGTTAAAAACTGAAAAAGTTAAGACTATGTTTGCGTCTAAAGGTGTAACACTTACTGATGCAGAATTAGTTATGCTTGATGCATTACAGCTAGATAAAAAACACAAAGACGATGACGAAGAAGAGAAAGAAGAGAAAGAAAAAAAGGATAAAAAACAAAAAGACGCAAAGAAAAAAGATTCAGAAGAAGAGAAAGAAAAAGAAGAAGATGAAGACGAAGAAGAAGAGACAAAAAAGAAAAAATACTCTGATACTAAGAAAAAGAGTAAAGACGAAGATAAAGAAGAAGAAGACGCAGCGTTTGAAGGTAAAGAAACAAAAGAAGAAGAAGAGGAAGAAGAAAAAGAAAAGAAAGACAAAAAGCAAAAAGATAAAAAAGGAAGAATGTCTGATGCTTCTATAATTGACTCAATAAAAAAACAAGTTGTACAAGATTTTGCTTCTGTCCTTCCTGTAATGTCTCAATTCAAAGCTTCTGAAATTGCTGGCAAAACACCTGCTGAAATAAAAGCTTTATTTATAAAAAAAGAATCTAACACAGAAATACAAGTAAATGATGCTGGCTTAGACGCTATCTTCAATCTTGCTTTAAAAAACTACACAAACCCAGCTTGGAAAGGTGCAATAAACGATAGTCAAGATAACGACTTAGCTACACAAATAAACAACCTAACTTTTAACGGAGGTAATAAATAAAATGTCTATAAATTTAAATGCAACAATTTTACAAAGTGGAACTCCTCTATTATCACAAAATCAAGTAGGAGCAATCGCACAAGACAGATTATCACTTTCTTATGACGGTGATAAATCTTTATCAGACAAATATGTTTTCTCATATGGTCAATGGGTACAACTAGGAGTTAACAAAGGTGCTGCTGCACTTGCTGCAACAACAACTGTTGGCAAAGTTCTCGGCATTGTTAAATATGAAAATTCAGGTGTTATTGATGTTGGTGGTTATCAACAGGCAACAGGTTTTTATACAAATATTCCTGTTCTTAAACAAGGTGTTATTTGGATTGGTTCAACAGGTACTGTTGATTTAGATTCTACACTTTATCTATACGTTGACCCTTCTGACACAACTAATTACGGAAAAGTTCGTAATGGTTCTGCTAGTGGTGCAATTGATATTTCTACAATCGCAAAAGTTGCGAAGGTTAACAATTCAGACAATTTAGTTTTAATAAACGTTCAAATATTATAAGGAGCTTAAAAACATGACAAATATTTTTGATGGCAAACACGGACAACCAAGAATCTATGATGGTAATTCGTATGCAGAAATGAAAGATAGTTTAATTTCACAAGTAGCTAATAAATCTATTTTTAAAAGAAATGGTTTACCTGTTACTGATGCTGGTGTTTCTAATATGGGTTCATATTTAGAATACCAATTAACTTATGTAGTACCACAAGTATTAACAAGAAAGTATCCAGACCAACCTGCGTTGGATTTATTTTCAGTATCTAACGAAGGAACACTTGAAAAAGTTATCTTACGTAGAATGAAAACATTTTCAGGTTTACATACTCGTTCTCATGAAAACAAAGATAATCCAGCAAAAGGCGTAATTTCTGTAAGTTATGCAGCAAACGGAATGAGAGTAGAAGACTTTGAAGCTAGTTCTCATTATAAGGAAAAAGATTTATTAAGAGCTGCTCAGATGAATGACCCTCTTGATGCGTCTATAATCGCAGCACATGATGAATCTTACAAAAGAGTTATAAACGGAGTTGCGTTCTTAGGTATGACTGATGAACAAGGAAATACACTAGTTGAAGGTCTTCTAAATAACTCTCAAGTTGATGCAAGTGTTTCTTTAAATGCAACTTATGCATTTAACAATGCTTCTGCAACTGGTTACAGAATGTACGAAGATATTGCTGGTTTATGGCGTGCATTATGTGCATTAGCTGGTGGTAACGCTTCTATGTTTCCAGATACTATTGTTACTTCACCTAGAGTATTAGCTACTCTATATACTGTAACTTATGGTTCAGGAATATCGCAAGCAACACAAGTTAATAACGTAGTTACAATTGCACAATTAATAAAATCGATGTTAGGCATAACAGAAATAAGAAGTTGTGTTCAAGCTGTTAATTTAGACGGTACAGGAACAACAGATAGATTATGTATGTTTAAACGTAGTCCAGAAGAAATGGTTCTTCATATACCAAAACCTTTAACATTTAGTGAAGTATTCAAAAAAGGTTTCTCTTATGAAATTCAGTCACAATTCTTTGTTGCTGGTTTGAACATATTCAGAAACACAACTTTTGGATATTTAAAAGGTTGTTAATAAGGCGATTCGTTGGGTATTATATATGGTTCTCCTTTGGGGTGGGTCTAAGCAACCCACCTTTATTTGAGATATAACAATAGGAGATTAGAACAAATGGCAAATAAACCTAAAGAAAATGTTGATATTTATAAAGAACTAATTTCATCAGAAGATTGCAATTGGCAAGGAATATTAAAGCTAGAAAAAAATGTACCTCAAAAAATTAATCAATCAGTTATTGATTATTGTATAGAAAATGTTGGTAATTTTAATTTATTAGTTGAGAAAGGTGTTATAAAAATAGGAGATTAGAACAAATGGCTTTAAGTGATTTTTTAACTCAATTTAAAAGTCAATTTCCAGAATTTGTGCCTATTTTAGATGGTTCGACAGATATTACAGACGATACTATTAAAACTTATTTATATATTGCAATGGATTTATTGCCTCAACATTTAGTTAAATATTTACCACAAGCAAGCATGCAGAACTTAATTAATTATACTACTGCACATCTTTTATCTTATTTTAATATTAGAGATGGTCGTGTAGAAGACAAATCATTGTTAAGAAATGCAACGTCTATGAGTGCAAGTGGATTAAGCACTAGTTATGAGTCATTAGCAAAGATGAAAGGCGACATGTTTTCTTGTTTACATGATTTCTTAGGAACAACTGCTTATGGTCGTATGGCTACATTATGGCTTGAGAAAATGAGCGGAACTGTTGGCGGTTCAATCGTATGATATTGGAATTAAAAAAACTAGTAATAGAAGAAGCAATAAAGAAAAGATTAGAAGCAATTTTAATCGATATAAATAATCATAAATGCTTAGTTGGAATTCCAGCAGGTAAAACAAATATAAAAGCAGAAAAAAAATATAAGATAGAACAAGAACTAGAAATCGCAACATATGCAGCACAGAATGAATTCGGTTCTTTTAGTAAACATATACCTTCACGTCCTTTTTTAAGAACTACTTTTACAGGTGAGAAGATGAAATTAATAGTAGAAAAAGCAAAAGGTTTTTTAACTCAATGTGCAGAACAAAATAGAAATGCAAAAGACTTTTTAGAGAAGATTGGATTATTTGCAGCAGGACAAGTAAGAAAAAACATTACAGATGGTGCATTTACGCCTAATCCTCCAAACGCTTCTTTAACAATAGCAATTAAGAAATCATCTCATACTTTGATAGATACTGGAGAAATGAGACGAGCTGTTACATCATGGGTAACTAAAAAATGAATATACAAATGCTTAGAGATTTAACTAATGACCAATTTTTTATACAAGGTTCAGTTATTATTAAACCTCGAGATTTTACTTATATAAAAGGTCATATTTCAAGTGTTGCTTTAACTCAATATACGCTTAAAGGTAAAAAAGTTTTAGTACCTGTTAAGCCTCAAGATTTAATCGATACTGGTTTTGGACAATTTGGAAGTGCAGAAAATTTTTATCTTTATACTTTTAAAGCTTTAACTTTTCAAAATGGAACTAACTTAACTAATGGCGACATAATTATTTATAAAAATAAAGAATATCAAATTATTAATCAAATAGATTTCGCAACACATGGGTTTTATGGATATTTAATTACTAGTTTATTGGAGACATTATTAAATGATTAATATTAACAATATAAGATTTAAAGACGCTGATTACAATAAAGGTTATGAAGTAGAGAAGAAAGAACATTATCAAAGTATTTTAAATTTAGTTCATAATGAAGAGTTATCAGAAAAGATTGTAAGACAGATTGCAAAAGACCACGAGAAAGAAAGTAAAGATTATTATAAATATTTAGAAATAATGGAGAGACAATTTTGATTACAGTATACGACTTAGAAGCAAGAATTTATGATTATTTTGATGTTTTATTTGCAGGTAATCAAAGCGAATTTGGTTTTGCAACTTCATCTAGTGCTTGCTTTTTTACGACTAATCAAACTAATGCTCCGAGAGATGCTAAAGACACTTTGTTATATTACAGAGTAGACCCTTCTCATTCTATGGGTAATATTTATAGCGATTTTTCATATATTAATCGAACTACAGGAATAGAAACTATCAAATACAACAAAGAAGTAAAAGTAACAGTTAATGTACTATCAAAACAAAAAGGCATGGCTAAAAGTGCTTTAATGTATTTGGCAACAATACAACAAACAGAAAGACATAACAAAGCTTGTTACGATACTGGAAGTTTCGATTTAGCAGTTAAAAATATAGATACAAATATTAGAGACTTAACATATTTAGAAAACGCAGCGTGGGCAGAACGTGCAGAGGTTGATTATTATTTCAATTATAAAGACACTATAGTTTTTAGTGAAGTGCACCCTTTAGTAATTGCTCCAAGTTCTGTTGAAGTAACAAAAGACAAAGTAGATTTTGATATTATTTTAAATAACTAACGGAGGTAATAAAATGAGTGTTGTAAGCATAAAAAGAATTATAGACGTACAGAGTATAATTCAATCAGCAGCACAGACAAGACGTGATTTTAGAAATGTTTTGTTTGTATTTAAAGGAGTTATGGTTAATAGTTTAAGAGTAAACTCATACTCTTCTTATTCTGATATAGCAACTGCATATGGTTCTAATTCAGAAGTTACAAAAGCAGCCCTTAAGTTTTTTTCAGGTGGTTTTAATGGTTTAAAACCTTTAACTTTTTGGGTAGCTAATTTTGATAGTGGTGCAGAAACTTGGAGTGATGTAATAACAGAATTATTAGGCGACCCTAGATATTATTATTTTTCTTTAGATAATAGTTTTACTATTGCAGAAAATGAGGCATTAGCAGCATCAATAGAAGCCTCTACTAAAATAAAATATATGGGAGCATATCTGACAAATGATGCAGTTGCAGCAAGTGCAGCACTAGCAGCAGATACAACTTCTATTGCTAAAATATTTTATAATAATGATTATTCAAGAGCTTTTATGCATTATGATACAGAACTAACAGATTATAAACAAGTTGCTGATTTATCTTACTTTGCAACAGTTAATTTTACTAAAGATAGACCGCTTGGAAGTTTAGCATTTAAAACATTTAGTGGAATAACACCTACTGACTTTGGTTTAAATGTTGATGCTTATACTCAAAATCTACAAGATAAGAATTGCAATTACTATACAGCTTTTGGAGAAGTAGGACGTAATATCGCTTATGCTGGCGTATTGAGTAACGGAACACAAATAAACGTACAAGTTGGAGCTGATTGGCTGGAATACAACGTAACATATGCAATATATGATTTATTAGTAACTCTTCCTAATCTTACTTATACAAATGCAGACTTTAATAAACTTTATTCTGTAATAGATACTGTTTGTCAGCAGGCTGTAGCATTTGGATTATTAGCAGCAGGAACAGACCAGTTAACAGGTGTTAAATATCCAACTGGTTATTTTATCGATATTCCAGACCCAAAAACAGTTAGCTCAACAGATAAATCACAAGGAAAACTAACAGGTATAACAATAACAGGTATTTTAGCAGGTTCGGTAATTAAAATAGAAATTACTAACTTACTTAAATATTAATTGGAGGTAACCAATGGATAACGAAATGAGTCTAATAGACTTAGGTGCAGTGGATGTAATTTTAACTGGTACTGATATTGGCGCACTAAATATCAAAGGATATGGTCCTAATCCAGTAAGTATTAAAGTAGAAGCGTTAGACCCTAACTTATACACAGAAGCAGTAGGCGCTTTGGGCGATATGCTTTTAAATAAAAGTTATAAAGCTAAAAATAAAAAGCTTATTATCAATGTTTTGAGGAATCAGTATTGGTATAAGAAATTAAAAGGGATAATAGCGCTAGAGTTAGCTGGTTCTTCTGTTCTTTTTAGTGTATTAGTTAAAGATAACAATTCAAAAGAATTAATAGCAGCAGCTCAATGCGTGATGAAGAATGACCCTGGTATGCAATGGGGTTCAGAACCAGAAGCTAACGTTGAGTTTACAATATTAATGCCAGCAACTGTTTATAACGCTCCATTATTAGCATAATTTTTTAAAAAAGGGGAATCAAGATTATGAAATACTCAGCGAGTCTATTTTTAACAGAAAAAGAATTAGTAGAAGCTTTTACTAAGAAAGTAAAAGATAAACAAGAACTAGGTGAAGTTGGAAAAGATTTTGAAGGTAACATCGACGGTAAAAGAGTAAAACTATTTTTGCCTGATGATGTAAAGGCTCAATATAGGGCTGTTATAGAAGCTGAAAGCTTTTTACATTCACCTTTAGTAACTTCTACTGACGACACATTTAAGCAACGTATGAAGATTTGGTCTTTATCAAAAGAACATATGCTTGTAGATGGTAAAGAAGGCTATAAAATGGATGATGACGAATTTAGCGTTGATTTCATTGAACAAGTGATAGTGGTTTACTTGGGAGAACTTTTATTCCCCCTGTACCACAGGAGTTGTACAAAAGCAAAAGAAGCACTAACAAACTGTCTGACAAAATACATAAATTTGTCACCAACTATTTAGGTACACCTCCTAACTTAGATTTTATGTTTTTAAATCCAGTAATAAATGGATATATAACATATGCAGATTTAAAAAATGGTTCTATATGTTTATATGATATATTTATATTGAATGAGTTACAGAATTATAAAACAGATTATGATGATTTGATCAGAAAAGAATATTATAGAAGGAGCAAAAAATGAGCAGTAGCATTGGTGATTTTGCTTTAAATATAATTCCTAAAATTGATATGATGCAATTAAATACTGGTATTACAGCTCTTGATAGTTTAAGTAATTTAGCTTCTAAAATAGCAAAAGGATTTAAGGGAGCTTTTGACGTTGTAGACGATACAGCAGAGAGTTTAAGAAATCTTGCTTATGCAGGTAAAGAATTATCTATGCCTGTTGCTCAAATTAAATTATTAGAAAATACAATGAAATTATTCGGTCTAAATGCTCAACAGGCTGTTGGAACATTAAAAACAATGAAGCAATTTCAAAGTGGTGCAATATTCGGACAAATTCCTACTGATTTAATAATGAAATCTGGTTTAACTCCTATGATGTTTGGGAACGATTGGGTTAAGAATATGGAAATGTTAAGCAGAGTATACGCAAGTAATACAAATGCATCTGCTAGACAAAGTTTAAATCAAATATTCGGTGCTGGAATTGAACGTATGTTGACTGATCCAGCCAAATTAAAACAATATATAAACGAGGCAAGGGCAACACTTCCAACTATAACAGATAAAAATTTACAACAAGCAGAATTATATACTAAAGGAAAAGGTGATTTATCTATTGCAATGGATAATCTAGCTTTAGCTTTAACAAGTGATGCTCTACCTGGATTAACAGAAGCAATAACAGGATTAACTACTTTTTTAAATAGTCCAATGGCTAAAGAGATGTTTCACATTACAGGCAAAGTTTTGGGAGGTGCTGGCAAGATTGTTGGACAAGCAGCAACAGACCTTTCAAAAGGAACAGAATCAACGTTGTTAAATTCGCTTAAACAAGGCTCAAATCCTTCTATGGATTATACAGATATAGGAAATGCTTTTTATCAAAAAAAAGAAGACAAACAACAACCTACTGTAAATGTAAATGTAGAATTTGACGTTAAAAGCGACGGAACAAGTGTCGATATAAAACACAAAGAACAATCTAAACAAGTTCAAAAAAGAGTACAACAGACAGGCATAAGGGGGCAATAATTGGGCGTTTTTGACAAAATAATGCTTGCTAGAACTGGAGCTGGTTATTTAGAAAGCTTAATTTTTAATAATAAGCAAGTAATTGCTGTGATGCCTGCTAAAAAAAGTAATAAGACTGTTACAAGCGTAACTGATAAAATAACAGGTACAAAAGCAGAAAACGTTACCGCAGATGTTACGTTTAGTTATAATTATAAAACTAGTGTTAAATTAACAGAGAATCCAGTTGATAACGGTGTAATAATAAATGACCATAGAATAATAATGCCAGAAGTTATAACAATAGATGTAGGTATAAATAACATAGTAGGTATTAGCGATATATTAAAAAATAGAGATGTAGGCACTTTAATACAAGCTGGCAAATTGTTTTTATTTGGTAACAGAGCAGATGCAAAAAGTAGAGTGGCTGCTACTTTTAACAAATTAAAGATTGCGCAATATAATGGGGATGTTTTTGAATTATGGACACCTCTAGGAAAATTTAAAGACATGTTAATTACAGACATAGAATCACTACAAGATGAAAATTCTATAAGTGTTTTTAGAGGTAGAATTACGTATAAAACAGTAATAAAATTTGATGTTGCACAAGGAAAAATAACAAATATGTCAGGAATTAATGCATTGGCTCAAAATGGAATTAAAGCACCAGAAACTATACAACCAAGTCTAGTACCATCGGGGGTTAAATTCTAATGGCAGTAGAATATATAGATTTACAAGTAGGAACAGAACAAACATTTCAACTTTCTAGCTATAATGTAATTTATAGATATGAGTTTTTTTACAATGATTTTAATTCACAATGGTTTGTAAATATTTACAATAATGAAACAGATGTTTTAATAATAGGTGGATTATATTTATTAGTTAATAATAACTCTTTTAAATATCTTGAATATCTAAAATTAGGAACTGGTTTTGGTTTATACGATACAACACCAACAAGTTTAAATGCTATAACAAAAGCAGATTTAGGCGATAGATTAAAACTATATAGGGAAATATAAAATGGCTTTATCAATACGATATGTAAAAACTACTGTTGTAAGTAAAAATAATGAAGTTCAGATTATATTAAATGATAATTCTAAAGGTGCAAGAATAGATTTTGATATTACAAGAAAGACACCAACGTTTCAAAATGGATTTAGCACTGCAGAAATTAAAATATACAATCTTAGTTTTAAGAATTTTGTTTTTTTAAGAGATAAAGGAAAAAGTATACAATTAGAGGCTGGACATAGAAACACTACTGATAAAAATAATGGTGTTTGTTTTCTTGGATTTATATATAGCGTCATGAGAACTAAAATCGATACTAATATTGTGACAATACTTTATTGTTCTACTTTAGATATTAAAAACACAGAAATTAGAAAACCATTAAAAGATTATTCTTTAAAACAAATAGATTTATATAGTTTATTATTAAAAATATCTTCCGATATAGGTTTAACTTTAATCACAAATTGTTCTAATTTTAAAAATGTAATATTAACTGATGTATCTTTTAAAGATAATGCGTTGGTTACTTTGGAATATCTTGCACAAAAATATGAATTTATATACGACATAAATGGTAAGACTCTTTTAGTATCTTTAATAGAAGAAACAAAGACAAAAGTATTTGAAATAAATAGAGCGACAGGACTTCTTAAGCCACCTATAATAACAGAGAAAGGCGTTGATTTAGAAGTGTTTTTAATGCCTCAAATACAGCCTCAAGATTTATTTAATCTTAGTACACAGTACGCAAGCTTTAATTTAGGTGCTTTAGAATTTCAAGATAGACCTTCTAGTAAAATTAACATTGGAAATATTCGTTCAACAGATTTAACAGATACTAATATCTATGTCGGACAATTTAGAGTATTATTTTTAAATCACACTGGAAGCACTCATACTAACCAATGGTCTACTAGAATAGAGGGCTGCATTAAAGGAGTTCAATAATGGATTACACTAAAATACCAAGTGAAGAAAAAGTAAATGCAATGCTTGGCGATGAGATAAAACAATCTATTAACACAATGCTTTTGTGTAAAGTTGTAAAATTCGATAGTGCAACTCAAAGAGTAGATTTAAGACCTTGTATTAAAATACGATATACCGACAATAAAAGTTTAAAAAAAATGTATACAAGAATGGGTAAATTAATAAATTATTCAGAAATGGAACTTCCTGTTTTGCTTAATGTACCTGTTAGTTATCCACGTTCTGGTAATTTCATGATTACTTTACCCGTAACTGTTGGAGATGTTGGTATGCTGATAATAAGCCAACAAGATTTAAGTATATGGAAAAAACAAGGTGGCAGTGATGTAAGCACAGATAATATTGATTTGTTTAATATTAACGATGGTGTTTTTCTGCCTTATGTTCCTAGTCTTGCTTCTGCTGTTTCTGATTATAGTTCTACAGCTTTAGAGATAAGAGATGGAGTAAGTAAAATAAAAATGGATGCAAGCGGAACTATTGCAATAACAGGAAATGTTTCAATATCAGGAACACTAACTGCAACAACAGACGTAGTTGGCGGTGGAAAAAGTTTAAAAAACCATACTCATTCAGGTACACCTTTATTAGTAGATTTAACACCTACAAGAGTAACAGGTTTTACAGGGAGTCCAAGCTAATGTCACAAACTTTTTTAACAGATTCAAATAATGATTTATATTTAGATTCTAATAATAATTTAGCTATTGTTAAAACATCAATTGGAATAACAGCAGAATTAGCTAAAAACTATTTAAGAACGTTTCTGAATGAAATATTAGTAGACCAAAGTTTAGGTTTAGATTTCTTTGGAATTATGTTTAATGACTTTGCTTCTTTAGAAGATAAAATAGAAGAGATAGAAAGAGTTTGTTTAACAATTCCACTTGTAGACAGCATAGAGTCAGTTGGATATACACAAGATAAAATTACAGGTGTTATTTCTTTTAATCCAATACTTGTAACTTCTCTTGGATATGTTACAATAGATAATATAATGGTGGGGTAAAAATATGGGGACATTAACATCTACAGGATATTCTGTTAAAACATTTTCAGAATGGAAAACTCTTTTACAAGGTGTTTTTACATCTGCTTGGGTTGGCATAGATTTATCAGAGCAAAGTCCGCAAGGTTCTTGGATTAATCAAATGGCAACTTACTTAACAAATGCAGACAATGATGGTTTAGAAATATATAATAATTTTAACCTTAATAATGCTCAAGGGGTAATGTTATCATTAATAGCTATTTTAAGAGGTACTAATAGAAAAATAGGCACTAAGGCTTTGTTGAGTGTCACTTTTACTTCTAGTAGTTATCCATACACAATACCAGCTAATACACAATTCACATTAGACGGAACTTCTTTAGTATTTGAGAACACGTCAGATATTGTCGTTACATCTATTAATCAAGTTGCTAATCTACAAGCTATAGAAAATGGCGTATGCGGTGCTGAAGTTGGTAACACATTGCAATCTGTAACTTCTTTTCCTCTGTTAACAAATATTGCTGTTATAACTAACAGCGAAGGTTTAAATAATGAAACAGACGAAGAATTAAGACTAAGACTTAGAACTCAAAACAGTGTAAGTTCTAATGGTGAAGTTGGCGATATTTATTCAGCATTGAGAAATCTTGCTAATACAACTAAATGCACCGTTTACGAGAATGACACTAATTCTACTGATGCTAGAAGTATTCCTAGTAAAAATATAAACGCAATAGTTCTAGGCTCTACAACTCAAGAAATTGTAGACATAATAGCACAAAAAAAAGCTGGTGGAACACCTACTTATGGAGCATCAAGCGGAACATACACAGATACTCAAGGTTATCCGCATACAATATATTTTGATAGACCTACACAAAAAAGAATTTACGTTGCTGCTAGTGTAACAGCCAAGCCTAATCATTCTTCTGTAGATTCTAGTTACAATAACGTTATTAAGTTAAACACTCAAAGTTATATAAATGATTTAGATATTGGCGAGGATATAAGTTCTTCTACTGTGCAAGGTTTATTTACTTTTCCCGCTTTTAACGCTAATACAGGTGTACCAATAAGCCCTTTTGATATAGTTTCTTTACAATTTTCTACAACAAGTCCAACTGCTGGCTTTTCTGCTGGAAATGTCGTTGTTGCAGATAGAGATTATAGTTGGCTAGAAGATGCAACAAATGATATTATTATTTCAGTAGTTTAAGGGGTAAAATGAAGAAAATAGATTCACAATATTATCAATATAAAAACGCAACTAAGTTTAATACTTTGTTAGACGGATTATATTCTCTTGTTGGATATGCTTCACCTCAAGCTTTAATTGATTTTTTAGACATAGATAAAGCAGAAGGAGAATGGCTAACTCAACTAGCAGATTTATTTAATGTTCCACGTTATTACACAACAGTTGGTTCAGCTTTTATTTTAGATTACTCTTTATTAGACGGAACAGACCAACTAGACGGTTTATCATCTTCTATTGACGATGTAACATTAAGAGCCTTGATAAAAGTCAGAATATTAAGAAATACAACAGTTGTTAAAAGCATAGATAATATTATAGCTGTTTTTAAACGTGTTATACCTTATTGTGATGTTAGAATTGTAGAAGGTGTTAAATCTTTAACTATAAATTTAACTTTTTCTGTAAATTCTCCGTCATATTGGCTTTATATAGCTTTAACAAGTCTCGACAATAAATGGTTCGGTTGCCCCAGCGGCGTTAGTGTAACTTATAATGTTAACGTACTTTAAGGAGATATGTTTATGAAAGTTTGGTCTTATTTAGAAAGGTTACTAAGTGTAGATTTGAATGCAAATTTTTCAGAAGTTACAGCGTTGAAAACAAAAGTAGATGCTCTAACTCCTGTTGGTTCTGTTTTATATTTTGATGATTTAAACGGTGTTAATGTTGTAGATACGAATTATTGGTCTGCGTTAAATGGTCAAGTAATATCTGATGTTTTATCTGTTTATAACGGTAAAACTTTACCTGATTTATCCGGTCGTTATATCGTTGGTTATGGTGAAGATGGTGATACAACTATTAATACTTCAATGTGGTCTGCTGCTGCGGTTGGAAATGTTTATAATCAAGTAAATCTGCAACACTCTCATACATCTAATTCTCATACACATAGCGTTACTACAAATAATCATCAACATAGTAACGGTACTATTAGGGCTTGCATTAGATTAAACGCTGAAGGATATGACGGAATAGAAGTAAGGCAAAGTGTGGGTAATGATAATTGGCAATCCAATGCAGGTGATGATATTGGTTCTCCTAAGGGAAATTGGAAAAATAATTATACTAGTGTAGAAACTGTCGGCGTAACAGGTTGGGGAGGTTCTGAAACTGTAAACGCTGGTTACGCATCTGTTACTACTAACAATAGTTTGTCAGGCATACAATCAATTCAACCTCGATCAATAAGAATGCGTGCGTATTTGAGGAAAAGATAATGAATTCTATCTTAGTAAAAGATAACAACAAACTACCCGATTTTTATAGTGTAACAATTACTTTTCTAACAGGTAAAAAAGAAACTTTTGAAGTAGTATCAAATCAATATATAGAAAAAATGATTAATCAAAATCAACAAGTAATTGCAGAACATTTTGATACTTATGTACTATGGACTAAAGATGATGAAATGATAGAGATACCAAGGGCAAGTATAGAATCAATTAAATACGACAAGAATTGGTCTACTTTGGTACACGAAAGAAATAAACCAAATAAGGGGTAAAAATGTCTAACTCTATTGAAGATATTTTAATAAATGGTTGTTCAGAAAATGTTTATCCTAAGCCTACTATACAAGAGTATATGTTTGGGGAAGAGCCTTATTTTCCACCTATTTTAGGCAGAGGAAGTTTAACAGGTACTTCCGGACGACTTAATATAGTATCAGGTACAGGTTTAAATGTTTTAATAGAAAATAATTGTCAGTTAGATATTTCTACTGATTTACTGCCAACTCCTCTAAATTCTGATATTGGTAAATTTCTTGTTGTTGATAGTGCCGGTAAAACAGTATGGAGAACATCAAGTGTTATTATAAATTGGGGAGATATACAGGGAACACTTTCTTTACAAACAGATTTACAAAGTGTTTTAGATTTAAAGGTTGATAAGATTACAGGAAAAGGTCTATCAACTAACGATTTAACGGACGCTTTAAAAAATACTTATGATGGTTACGCTTCTCAAATATCTGGAAAAGAAAATAGCTTAAATAACCCATCTGTAAATGGATATATTTTATCTTCGACAACTTTAGGAGTAAGAAGTTGGATAGCCTTGCCAACTTTTTCACAAATACAATCTGATTGGAATCAAACTAATAATACATTAGAAGATTTTATAAAAAATAAGCCAACTATACCGACTTCTTTATCTCAATTATCAGATGACTCAACACATAGATTGGTCACGGACACTCAACTTAGTACGTTCAATGGTAAACAAGATTCATTAGGGTTTACTCCTGAAAATGTTTCAAATAAAGGTTCAAATAATGGATACTGCGGACTAGATAGTGGAGGTAAAGTACCTTTATCTAACCTGCCTGCTACTTTATTAAAATATACTGGAACTTGGAATGCAACAACAAATAGTCCTACTTTAACAAATCCAGATACAACAAAAGTTGGATATGTTTATAATGTAAGTGTAGCTGGTACTCAATTTGGAATATCTTTTAAAGCAGGAGATTGGCTAATATATAATTCATCAGGAGTTCCAGAAAAATCCGATAACAGTGACGATGTTACTAGCGTGAATGGACAGACAGGAGCAGTGACTTTAACTACTGATAATGTATCTGATTTTGCCAATAAAAGATATGTTACAGATTCTCACTTAACAATATTAAGTAATACATCGGGAACCAACACAGGAGATGAAACAAATTCAACAATAAAAACTAAATTAGGATATGCTAATAGTATTTCTGATGGATATTTGAAAGCATCAGATTGGAATATATTTAATGGTAAACAAAACTCAAACGCTAATTTAAATTCTATAGTAGGATTAGAATATTCTAGCTTTTCTTTTGTCAAAATGACTGGAGCTAATACATTTAGTTTAGATACTAATACATATTTAACTTCACTATCAGGAGCAGTATTAAC